TGCCGCCAACTCTTGCAGTTTCATTGGCAAGTTTCTGCTCATAAACGCGAAAATCTTCTGAGTAATCCAAGCCGTTCTTTTTCTTAAAACGCCAGACAATGCCCATTTGCATTAAGTTTTCATCTAGCAACCCAACATCAGTATCAGCTAACCATGCAGGCTGATCTGTGCCGCTGCTAGATTCACAGAAGTTTACAGTCTGGTATTCAAACACCCATGTGTTGCCCGCAGGGGGCGCTGGATAAGCGTAAAGCTTCCCGCCTTGTAACCTGTAGCTAGAGTATGGGCCTGTCGTTACACGGGCTTTCTGAAGCTGCCATTCTTGTGGCGATAATGGGCCAGTAACAGGTTGCGTTAGTGTGCGATTCCAAAACGTCTGATTAATAATGTAACCAAAGCCTGGCGCAAGTGTCGCCATTACGCCTTGAAGTTCAGCGCCTAACGTTGTGTGAGTAGCTTCTAGCTGTGTTTGAGGCCAAGAATAGCGTTCAATTAATTCTCGCCCTTCCGTTTGAGCCAAAGCTAACAGCGTCCTTGTATTGCCGTCAGATGACGAAACAACGACAGATGATCGTGTAAGACCAATTGTGTCTTGTGCGCCGTTTACCATCGTCAGCAATGTCATAACTATTTCGCCTTCTTTTTAGCGGGTTTCTTCTTAACTTTAACAAACGCTTCATTTTCAGGCGTTGCAGGATCGTCTGCCTTAAACGTACCATCAGCATTGTGCGCTCTTACGACTGCATTGTACGCTATCCATTCGGTTTTGTATTTAACTTTGTGGTCTTCCGTTGCAATAAGATCAACGGCAGTACTTGCATCAATCTTGATTGATATAAAATCAATGCCATCCCGTTCAAAAAAATGCGTGTCCATTACGCTGCTTTCTTTCTGCGCTTTGGTTCATCTTCTGGCTCAGTCAACTGTTCCATTAACTTCTCAATCTGCAAATCTCTTTTTGTGACAGCTTCACGCAAAGATTCCATCTCAACTTTTAAAGCGCTCACTTCTTCACTGTTTTTGTTTAAACCCGCAGACTTCAAATAAGATATAGCCTTATCTTTTAAAGCAACGCCGCCCATGCCCATTTTGCGAATAGAATCAGCGTTTGATTCTGCTAAATCTTCAACGGTGCGAATGTTGCAGCCTTGGCACATTTTTAATTGCGCTGGGGTAACTCCAGGCCAGTTTTTTAAATCAATTCCATTTACGGGGGCTTCACGCCCTTCTTTCCATGCCTCATATGCGGATGTGGCAAAGGGAGATGGTGGCTTGCGTCCAGGTATACCGCGCTTCCACTCATTTAATAATTCATCAGACACAACCTTATCAACAACAAGATTGCCGCCTGGCATTGTAATGATTGCAATTTCTATATCGTGAAAAACAGGATAGCCCGTTTTCATTGATTCATTGCGGTCTTCTTCTGCCCGTAATTCAAATTCAACATAAAAACCATGTTTTTCTTCTGGAAGCATATCAACCATTTGTTTTCCTTATTTAGTAAAAAGGGGCTGACAATTAAGCCAGCCCCGATTTATTTAAGCCGCTGTTGCGTCATCCATAAATGAACGTTGCATTTCAAATTCAGCTAAACCTGAAGATGGTGTGCCAACGGCAGATGCGCCTTTAGCCAGCTTTACACGGTCACCAGCGACAACAGCATCATCAATGCTGCCAGCGGTAGCAGTTGCGTAAACGAGGCCATTATCAGCGTAACCAGCCAAAGCCTTACCAACAACTTTGCCAGAAATCTGATACCAGCCATAATAACCAGCAAGATTCGCTGACATGGCAACAGCAACAGGGCCAATGGCATTAGCTGCCAAAAGCGTAGTTGAGTTGTCATCAGCGTTGTAAGTAACAAAAGATCCAACAGCCGTTGCTGCTAATCCTTTTAAGTAGATAAATTCACCAGCGCCATAAGCGGTGGATGCAGTATCAACTGCCTGAACAATTAAGCCAAGCGGGTTAAGTTGAGTTGCAGAAGTGTCAGCAATAGGCTGCGCTCCAACAATTGGGGTTACTATATCATAACTAGACATTTGATTTTCCTTTCAGGAAATAAAGTTTGCACAAAAACCGATTAGGCTTTCATAACGCCCTGAAGTGAACGGTTAGAAACAGTCATATTGCCCTGCCAAATAATTGGTAGAACTTGGCTGTCTTGGTTTACTGACCACTTCTCATGTACTTCTGTCCAGTTTGCATCTTTATGAGCGCAAAGCCCGATGTAATCTGTGTTTAAGAAATAAGCATGAGCGTCTGGCATACCAGAAGCAACAGAATCATAGACTACATCAGCGCCCTTGTACTTTAAGGAAGTTGAACCAGCCGCAACGTCTGTTGTGTTGGTGTAACGCTTCAGGCTTGTTTGGCTGTTATCAAAGAACGTGAAATACGTGTCATCCATAACAATCAAATCAGGCATATCGTTATTACGTGTCAAGTTTAACCACAATGGAAGCATCAAGCTTTCAATTGTTGTTGCGCTTGGTGTAATACCGCCGCCGCCCTGTAAAGGTGCAGCCGCAGACTGGAGTGCATTTTGCCAGAAGGTGTAAGTTGAGGAGTTAATGCCACCAACAGTGCCAGTACCAGCGTCAGAGACAAGAGCTTGCAAGCCATTGATCTGGTTAGCTGTGGTCCCGTCAGAATACATATCAACAGAGAAGTTGTTGCCAGCGGTACGCATTGCATTCTTCAACTTGTTTTTGACAAGCTTGATAACGCCTTCTTTGCCGCTGTTTTGGCGAATTTCTAGGCCAGAAGCAACAACGTTAATGGCAATCTGCTTCCAAGGGAAGTTAGCTGCCGTGAAGACTTCACTTTGAGAAACGTCCAAAGTGTCATAGCCAGAGTAACGCTGATATGTACCGTTTTCGGTGTAATCAAGCGGAACTTGTATCTCCCAACCGCCGCTAACAAGACCAACTTGACCTTTTTCTGTTAGACGTTGGTGTAGTGCAGTATGGTTTGTGACGTTATCAGCAAGGTACTTATCTTTAAAATGCCGATAAGTAATCGCCGAAATTTCGGTAAACGAGCTATTTGGGGAAGCCATAAGACTTTCCTTTCATTGTTTTAAGCTGTCATGCGCTCATCAACAAGGCCGCCGATAAAGTCCTCAACATTTTCAACACCAGCCTTACCAGCGGGTCTTGCGCCGCTACGAACGACATTAGATGCCGCTGCCTTCTTTGACTTAGCTGCGCGGGCTTTCGCCAATGCAACCTTATCTGTCTCTGCCTTAGTTGATTTTGAAGCTTCAACTTTAGCAGATACACCATCATTTGCCGCAATAGCCATCTTATAGGCTTTTGACAACGCATCATGGTTAGAAAGGCTTGGATCGTTTTGACGCAATGCCGCAACAACTGGAATCATTTCATTTTCTAGCTCTGCATAAAATTCGTTGTCTTGCGCGAACTTTTGTACATCACCATTAATGGCAGTTTCCGCTTGCTGTTGTGCTTGCATTTGTTGTTGTGTTAAGAAATTCTCAAAGCCTTGCATTTTTTGTTGCATGGCAGCTAATTGGGGGTCGATGGGCTGTTGTGGCCCAGCGGATTCAGTTAAAGCAGACATTGGGATCTGACGCGCATTCATCATATATTTAACAAAGCCAATCGGATCATTGTTTGCATAGTCTGATAAGGCAAATAGCTGACCGACTGCGGTGCTATCATCCATGCCATCTAGTGCTAACTGTTGCCGTCTTGGTGCTAATATCTGATCTAGCTTGTCGTAACCTTTCCTTTGGTCTGCAAGTTCCATAGTCTTTTGTGTGAAAGCTGATTCCTGTTCCTTCGCACGATCCGAAATCCATTTCTGTTGTTCGGGTGGAAGTGTAGAAAACGCTTCACGGTCTTTCGCAGACATAGACTGCGGCGCGGTGATGGTCTGATTATCAGGTTCACTGCTTGCCTCTGCTCTGTCTGCGTCATCTATATCAGTGCCTTCTTCAACATCTGAATCTGTTTGGGCCTCAACAACATCAGCAATTTGATCTTCGCTTATGTCGGAGTCATCCGTTATTTCGCCAGTTTCTTCCAACTCATCAAAAGCAGATTCCATAAAGTTATCAATATCTGCGGGTGTTGCGTCTTCAGTAGCTGTTGTTTCTAAATCCATTTAAAAGTCTCCATTGGATTATTTAAAATATTCGCTTGCAACGGAATCAACTATTCCATCAATTGCTTTATCGCGTCTTTTATCTTCTGCTTGCGCTGCTATTTGTGCGTTTTTTACGTTGTCTTCTTTCTCACCACGCTCCAAAACTCGGCAACCAGTAGCCTTTAAATTTTCTTTGTGCGCTCTACGGCCTTCAATCATTCTGCCCGACACAGGGCATTCATATGCTTCATAATCGCCTAGTATTCTAGGTGAAGGCAAGTTTGACCGCGCTAATGGTATATACTCAATTACTTTTTTTGGTTTGTCAATTTTAGTTGACCAATCAATGTTTGCGAAATTGTGTTTATATTCTTTTAAATTCTCTTTGTGATCGTTCATATTAATATTCACTGTCCATACTGCCGTAACCACCACTAGCAGCTCCATATCCACTATCACCGCTCCAACCGCCGTCACTCATACCAGCACCGTATCCACCCATATTTGGTTTTGGCGCTGATCTAACAGGTTGCAAAACTTGAGGAACAAAGCCGCCGCTCTCTCTGCTATTCATTGCATTTGTGTAAACGTTGTTGGCGTATGAATTATTTGCTCTAGCAGCAAGCCCAAGACCAAGACCGCCTGGCATCAAACCTTGTATGGCATACCCTGGTATTGAGTTGTTCATAAAGTTGTTAAAGTTAGATGCCCGATTCCACCCTTGTAAACCGCCTTGCCCGCTAGACATTTGCGACACAGGGCTGTAACCATCACCTTCGCTATTAATAGTTTGAACAGGCTTCTTTATTAAAGCTTGTGCCATCGTAACCATTATAAAACCCCTAACATAAACATGCTGACAAAATCATCATCTTGTTTCTTAACTCGTAATTTCTCTTGCTGTATTGCAAAATACGTTTCCATTAAAATCTTTAATTCACGCACTTGGTTTAACATATCTTCAGCATTTTTAGCTTTTAATATTGCAGCCTTTGCGTCAACAGTCGAAACAACTTTTTCTTTATACGCCTTAACAACTTCAATCGCTTCTTCAATATCTTCAATTTGCTCTTCTTCTGGTACATCGTTTTTTTGTTGTGACTTTAACCAATCGTCATACCAGACAATCTTTTCGTTTGGCCTTCTGCGTTTAGCGCCACCACCTGCCGCCCTTGCGTGTGACGGGTCAGCGTCCCATACGCCTTCGTCCCATTTGCTAACATCCCAAGTCGCCATTAAACCGTTTCAATCCCAACAGGTCTGCCATTCTCATAAATTGCCCGCTTTGGTGCAGTTATTGCGCTGGCTAGACGTTCATTAGATTCAACAATTAGCTGACTTGTTTGCGCTTGCATATCCGCAATATTCACCAAAGCCTGTTCCATGCCGCCTCTGTCTGCATTAGATTGGTTTGAAATAACGTCTTTAATTCTTGAAATTGTTGATTCAATATCCGTTGTTTCATAACCGCTAATGCTGCCGTCATCATTGTACGTTAAAGTCTTGTTTGCGTGTAAATCTGACAAGGCGCTATCAATATTGTTTTCGTTGTCTGACTTAGCAATAATCGCTTTTGCAATGTTTGCTTCACGATCCAAAGCTTTCTGTTCAGCTTCAGCTTGCCGATCCAATGCCTTCTGTTCAGCATCAAACGCCATCTTTTCGCGCTCCATTTGCATATCATATTCCCATTGCTCTTGCGGGGTTACGACAGGCTGTGAAGCTTTTAGTTCAAACTCTTGCGCTTTCAATGTTTGATCGCCGCGTTTTAATTCAATTTCAGCAACAGCTTTTTCGCCATCCATTTGAGTGCGTTGGGCTTCTGCGCTCTTATCAGCTTTTAGCTGTTCGTTCTCTTGCTGTAGCTGTTGGGCTTGGCCTTGCAGTTCCTGCATTTGCTGTTGCATTTGTTCGTGCATCTGTTGCATCTGCGGATCAAGCTGCCCGTCTTCGCCATCTTCTTCAACGCCGATCATATCAAGCGCATCCTCAACTTCACGGCCCATTTTAAATTTACGCACAGAAGTCATCAACAGAGATTTAGCCGCTTCTAATGGCAAGTAACCAGCCGCAACCGCAGGGCCAGCATTTTGAATAAACGATGAAATGCCCGTGAGCAGTTCTGTTATGTTTTTCTGCTCTTGAGCCTGATCGCCTGCAACAGTACTATCTGTCTCAATGTCTATGCGATATGCCCGCTGTTGATCGTCACGCAACACCTGTAAGCATTCATCCCAAGTTGGCTTATCCAATATCTCTTGTAATTTAGCTGGGATTGGCTGTTGTTGCATCTGCATTTGTTGCGCCATCATTTGCGCTTGCATTTTCTCTTCTGGCGTTGGCAACTTAACGTCAGTCATAATCTGCATAGTTTCTGGACTGAATTGCTCTGCAATAATCTCAGCCGCCATGCGTACCAAGTCACGCGCATATCTTTGAACTTCGCGCCTTGTATCGTCTAATCGCATCGTTCCAAACTGCGCTTTTAATTGCTGTGCGCCTAATGTTTCGGATGCGGAACTAGAACCGCGCATAATGTCTGCAATGCCTGTAATCTCATAAATAATAGTCTTCACGGCTTCGCGCTGTTGATACAGGTGAATTAAAACGCCCGCAATTTTCTCAATAGGCCAGATCCATACAGCCCGATCTAAACCACCAGCTTGCATCAACGGCAAAACGTCAGTAGCTGGGACAAGCATTGTCTCTGAGCTATCCATGATGTTAGACATTTCCGATATTGTACTGTCGTAAATGCCGCGCACTTTGCAAGCTTCAATAACGCCAGTGATGCGGCGTGTGATCGTGTCTAGCTCATTGGCTTGGTCTTCGTAATATCTGAACGGCTCAACAGGCACCAACGAATCAGTGTAGTCAGCGGCGTACATTGGGCGCGGTATAGGCCAGAAACCTTTTAAGTTTAGCGGATCTTTAACAGTTTTGCAGGGGCGTTCGCTTAACCCTGGACACATAAACACAACTTCGCGCTTTTTCTTGTCCCATATCTCCCAGACAACAGCCCGCTTAAACGTGTCATTAATTGCATCGTCATCTTCGCCATCAATGCCTTCAGGTGAATAATCAAGCGGAATATCTTTGGCGGTATCTGGAAAGTTTTCTTCTAGTTCGTCTTTATCAAACGTGTGTTTGAATCCAACCCACATGACTTCTTCCCAAGTGCGACCAGGGCCACGCCTAAAGTCTGACCAGCTAACGTGTTCAAACTCAACTTCTTCACGCTCCAAAACTTCGTATTCGCCTTCACCATCAATCGTGTCAATTTCTTCGTCTTTACCAAAAGCAGCTTCATATTTAACGCGGGTAACTCCGCGCCCTGATATTTGGCAATCTTTAACCGCCATTTTCATATAGCGGTCAAAATCTTCTTCATCTAACGTGAACGACAAAGCACGTTCTAAAACGTCGGCAATAACTTTACCTGTTTCGTCGGCATCACGATAGCGTCTGCGAACGTCAGGCTTTGGTGTTTGATTGTACAGGGCTGGGCAAATTGTCTGAATGTTGGAATACAAGACATTAAACCGATCACCTGACTGATAACGACCAACAGTGCTTGTGTTGCTTTTTAGATCGTTCTTTTCGTCACGGTATCTTGAATTAACATCGTGCGCCCGTTCACGCCAAAACTTCTCATCTTTAGATGCAAGATCCAATTCCATCTGCCAGCGTTTAACGACACCTTGTGGGCCTTCTCCAGCGTCAATTGGCTCTTCCAACGATCCTGTTTGCGCCAGTGCTGCATCACTCATATGTTTTTTCCATCAGGCTGTGGGGTATCATTTATTGATATGTTACTTGAAACTAGCAAAAACTGCAATAGTCTCAATCATATCTTGGTTTGCCACGTTTAGCTGATTTAAGCAAATCGTTAAATGTAACAGTTGATTTTCCGCCAACTGACACTGTTCGACCAACTTCATTTTCAACAACTGGTTTAGGCTTAATGCTACAATTAACTGCAAATTCCCCTAATGCATCTGCGCCATGTGAATTTTCGTCATGCGCTGGTGTTGTATAGCTTTGCATTGAATCGTTCCATTTACGATGGTATCTGTTTATTCGTTTCATACCATGACGGACGCGCTTTGTATCATTAAATCTTAATTGCGGAAACAATGCACGAACAGCATTTATGCGCTCTATTGGCCCAACTGCAACGCCCTTGTTGATTGGTTTTAACCCCCACTCTTGCGCTGTCTGGTATCTTGTTTTTGCACCACGGCCCCATTCTCTGACCATAATATCATGCGGCATGAAATGCGTCCCATACTCATATGGAAATTCACGCCCAATTTCTACTAAACCAGCAACAGACAATGCTGGATCTGGATTCAGTTCTGGGAAAGTATCGTTTACAATGTCTTCAATTCCACCGCCTGATAATTCATAGTAATCAATTATACGCGCTTCTAGCCCATCCTCTTGTATGAACCAAACCGCGCTGTAATCATCAACCCCAATATCCCAGGCCGTGTGAACAGGCAATTCAGGAATGTATGGAAAATAACCTACGTGACCGTCCTGCTCTGCTTTAAGCATATGCCTGGCATAGTAGCTGCCTTCTGTAATAATTTGATAACCGCCGCCCCAAACATGATCCGCCATTTCAGGATCGTCTTTGTAATCATCTTCCATTTCCATTTTTAGAACTTCTGGAAACCAAGGGTTGTCATCGTGATTAACTTCAACGCTAATCATTCCGCGTCTTTGGCTTCCACCACGAAAAAATGCATCAACGGCATCCGTATCATGCCTTGGATTCCAACTGAACCAAAGCTCAGAACTTTCTTTACGAATTGTCGGTCTTAAAAGTTTAAGGCTGTGGTTTGATAGTGTTTGAGCTTCCTCTACCCAAGCAATATCAAAATTTTCTAAACTTTTTATATTTTCAGCGTTGTAAGATTGCATTCCACGAAAAACAATTAACGACCCGTTTGATCCAGATATTTCACGTTCTGTTACAGTAAAAAACCCACCTAATTTAAACTTCTGGATCTTATCAACAAGAAGCTGGCGAACAGAATCTTTAATTGTTACTTGAACTTCACGAATGCAAGCTGCTCTGGTTTTTCTTGAGAAACAGGTAAGAATTAATAATTCAGCGTAAAAGTGGCTTTTCGTTCCACCGCGTCCACCGTAAGCCCCCTTATACCTGTTTGGCTGTAACAATGGCATTATTTTCTTTGACGCTTGTACGGTTAGTTTACTCAACGCCTTCCCACTTTATAACGTGAATTTGTTCTCCGTTGTTTTCTTGAACGTTTGTTTCTTTCCAGCCCATTTGCGTTTTAGCCCAGAATATTGCAGCCGTTGTATCTCCGTTTACAGCCTTGTTAAACAACGTGCCGCCTATTTTGGCATTAGCTTTAATCTTTGCCGTGTCTAGCTCTCTGCGGAAATGTTTGCGTAGTGTTTTGTCATCAATGCCATTACGAACAACTAAGCATATAGATTCTTGGGGTATGCCAACAGCACACATTTGTTCGACTAACCTACGTTCATCATCTGTTGGTTTAAACGTTGGTTTTGTTACCCTTTTTGGTGTTTTAGGCGG